TTTGAATTATTTCATCATCACTTAATTGGTTTAAAGGTTTACCAAATTCTTGCATGGCAATATTTTCCATAACCTGGTTTCTTTCATCCATTGGATCTGGCGCTGAAGCCATCATCATATCTTGCATTATGTAACCCTTCTCTCTAAATTTTTCATTGTATCATACATCTTTTGTGCTCCCTTTTCAATGCTACCATTGCCTGCTCCTCTTACAGCATCTGCTGTAAATACAAATTCATTCTTTGATAACATCGCTGGAACGTCATCTGCTTTTTCTTTTATACCAACTGGTACAAAACCACCTTTAGCTCTGTAATCTAATTCTGTAACACCACCTTGATTAACTCTAGGTTGACCCATAGGCATGCTCATAATACCACCACCAGCATTTTTCTTTCTACCGGTTTCATATGGATCTGAGTTTTCATTATTATACTCTCTAGAAAGTTTACTATATTGATCCATATCTAACTCTTTTACTTCTAGTCCATAGTTAGCTTTTAACCATTTCATAAAATTAGTACCACCCTCTTCAAAACCTACTCTGCCGCCTGTTTTATAAAAAAAATTAGGTTCATATCCACTTGAAGTTTGTGGAATACTATAACCTGTAGTTCTGTCTAAATAAGTGCCGGTTGCAGAAGGTTCTGCCGCGTCAAGCATTATAAAATTGTTCATTGGATCAAATTCTTCTTTTACTGTTCCATCTGCATTATAATAAGGATTAACTTCTGGTTGATAAGGTTTACCAGAAAGTGAACTTGGATTAAATTCTTGATTATACTGATCATCAGTCATGTAGCTTCCATCAGGGTTAAAATATTCAGGATAAATTATTTTTTGTAACTCTGTAAAAGTTTCGTTTCCAGTTAATTTTATATCAGGACGTGTAGCTTTAAGTCCTTCTACCGCATCTACATACATTCCCATATTTCCTGCACTGCCATCAGGCTGTCTGTATTTAATCTCATCCGCTTTTTCTTTAGAAAGAAATTGTTGTGCTTGTTTATCCATACTTGTTGTTATAAACTTATCAATATTATCTTTTTCAGATTGAGGTAAAGCGTCAAATCTTTTTTCTAAAGCTAAAAAATCTTGTTCAGGCAATTCACCTAATTGTTGTTGGTTTAACCCAGAAAATACTTGTAAAGGATCTGCCATCATCGGACCCATCGGACCCATACCCGGACCAGATTGCTCAGGAATTGTATATTGTTTTAAAGGTTGTGTTGTTTGTTGTGCAGGTGAAACCATTGATGATGCTGTTGGTGAAGCCATTGGATTACCACCTGATAACATTGCAGAACTTATTTGTTGCATAGTTGGAGCTTGAGTTTGTGTAGGTGTTGAGCTTGGTGTTGTAATAGAAGGTGCAGGCGCTGATGCTTGTGCAGGCGCTGACGTTTGTGCAGGTGTAGATAACGAACTAATTCCGGATTGCGTTGTTCTTTGTGGCGCTTGTACCGTTGGAAGACCTGCTTTTGTTCTTGCTGCATTTAACATAGCCTGGATCCCTGCCGCCTGTTGCCTGTTACTTGCTATGTTTTGTTGCAATGTGCTACCCATAGTAACACCACCAGTTTGGTAACCTATACGACCACCATCTCGAACATTGTATCTAGCAACAAACGCATCTCTACCAGCATCATCAAGTTGCATATACTCAGGTTCATTTGCAAAATAATTATCCATATACGTTCTCATTTTTCTACCAACATTTTCTTTTCTTCTTGCCATGTATTGTTCGTAAGTTTCACCTTCATCTTGTGGTGGTTCCTCTGCTAAAAATTTTTCATATAAATATGTTGCACCGCTTGTTACTCCACCAACCAATAATTTTTCTTGTACGATTTGTGGTAGTGATTTTACTCCAGGAATTTTACCTGTAGTTTGACCTATAATGTCATCCATAAATCTATTGCCTGATGCTTTTTTCTTTGCTTCGTTTTTTATTTGATCTTTTGTTAAAACTGTATTTTTTTCTGCAAATAAATTTCTTAATGAACTATCTTGACCAATTGGATTTGTAAAACCACCTTTAAGTCCACCACCCATAATATTTTCAGCGCCACCTAGATATCTTGCACCAGCTCCAAATGCAGTTGTGGCTAAACCTTGTTTGAGTGCATCACTGATGCTACCTCTTTGATCAAATCTACCAATACCTCTCATCAATCCTGCAATACCAGGATTGAATGGTGCAACAAACGGTGCAGCTTTGACTGCTACATCTGCTAATTCATTTGGTATAAGTTTTCTAAATCGTTCTTTTAATTTACTGCCAAGTCCAAACTTTTTTCTAGGTGCTACATTCATAATGCCACCTTGTGCACGTAGTTGTCTTCGCATTTGAGATCTTGTAATCATATATATTAAATTTTGTTTATATTAAAAAGGCAGGATTTTCACCTGAATTCTTTAATCTACTAGATTTTATCTAATAAATCAAGATTATGTTGTAACTGTTCTAGGCAGTACTTCCATAGCAGATAGGATCACATGAAGCCTGTTTGCTGCAGATGCTGATACTTTTATAATGTCTCCAGTTTCAGCCACTAAAGTTTTACTTAATACTTCTATTGGGTCTCCGGCTTGTCCCTGTGCCCCTTCAATTACTTTTTGAAAAGCAATACTAAAAACAGCGTCACTTGAATTAGTTAGGGTTATGTTTAATTGAGCCGATTGTCCTGATGCATCATCATTACTTACTAATATAGACTTTATTATAGCCGTTGTTGCAGCGGGTACTGTATATAAAGTAAATGTTGCATCTGACGTAATATCTACTTTTTTACTTATAAAACTATTGGACATTATTCACCTAAAAAGAAAACAATGGCATCATTGTCTTCTGTTTTCTCCTCTTGAAAAGTTGTATTTAATTTTTCAATTAAACCATTTAAATCTCTTACTAAAGATAAAAATGTTAATTGATCATATTCTCTTGGTGGCTGTGTTAATGATTGTACTATTTTTGCCATTATCTTCTTCCATCTGGTTGATAATCAATTCTAAATGTACCTAGTTTCCAAAATTGACTTGTGCTTGTATTATCTATCTTTAATGATATTGATCTAGCTCTTGCACGTGTATCTATTTTTTTTGTACTATTGTTTACAGTAAATGGCCCAAGTGAAGAACTAGCTTGTGTATCATTTGGAAAATCTCTTAAATTTAATGTAACTCTTGCATCACCTGTTTGTGATAAAAAATCTGGTAACACTCTTCTAATTTTCATCATAAACTCACCATCACCAGCAAGCCCTTGTTGACCTATATCAAAATCTCCAGATTCAATTGATGCAATAATTGATGTAGTTGCACCTTCTCGTATTTGATCTAACCCTTTTTCGTGTTCATAGTAATAACTAACACCATCAACATTACCTTGAACAAATGTAGAAGAACCCGATGTACCATTAGAACTTGTATCATATTCTGTTGCATGAGGTCTACCAAATACAGCTGAGTCTTGCCACGCAGTCCTTGCTAATGTACCTGTAGTCCATACTGGTCGCTCGGCGCTTGAATCTAGATAATTGTATGTGACCATTCTATTTACAGTTCCTGATCCAGAATTGGGATAGAACCAAATAACTTCACCAAATAAATTATTTAATCCTGCATTGATATGTTGTTTTGGTATTGTGTTAATATCATCAAATACATGATCTTCAACTAAACACGGTAAAGATTCTAATCTACCTGTATATCTAAAGAAACCATTTTCTGACATCCAGTATGCTGTACCATCAACTTCAACAGCTGCGTTCTGTCCAATCAATCCACAGTTTGTACCTACTTGTTGGAATGAAAAAGTAAAAGGTGGACCAACAAATCTCATAGTAAATAATGCTGTATCAGTCCAAACATAAATAGCGTCTCGTCCTCTAATAGCTCCTACAACTTTAGATCCGTCTGCAAGTCTTTGTGTACCTGCAGTATTAGTAGCTGATGGTGCGTAAGTGTTGATATCTTCTTGAGAAGAAAATCTTACAAACATAGGATCTTGTGTGGACTTTGTTCCAATAGTTGTTTCTGTTCCAAAAAATATTAAGTGTCTATCAGGAGTTGATACTAAACTAAATGCAGATGAAGTTGGTGCACCAGATATAATTGTTGCTCTGGTAGCATTTGCTGTTGTTGGATTTGAATCCCATTCAAAACTTTCACCACCATTTATTGTTGCAATAAGTTTATTACCAAAATTATCTAATGACCATAAACCTGGTGATGTTACGATATCTCCTGATGCTGCAGAGTTCCATCCAAAATAATTTGATGCATCTGTAACGGTTGCACCTGATGAATGTATAGCTGCTGTTGTACCATTAGCACCTCTTGTTAAACCTGATAATGTACCACCACTATTTCCTGTATAGGTAATTAATTCTGTTCCTATTTGCACGGTACCTGTTGATGCAAAAGAAGATGAACTAGCCATTGTTAAAGATGTAACTGATGCGTTTATTCCTGATGATAGTGTTGATGTAAATTGACCTTGTTGTTGTCCACCCCATGATCCAAGACCCCAACCTGTTGTTGCAGTTTCAACCGCTGGTCCAACTGGATAATAGTGTTTTACACGTATACCACCCGATGTTGATGCACCAGATCCTGATTCGTTAGATGCCATAGTTATAGTTAAAGTAGTGGTAGTTGGTATTGATGCTACCATAAATTTTATATCTGTAAAATCACCTGATGTAAAATTAGAATTTGTAATTGAAGTAAAATTATCTAATAAGATAATATCTCCCTTATTCATACTATGAGCAGATGAAAAAGTTAAGGTAACTGTTGCAGATCCATTAGTTGTAGTAAAAGCTGATGTTAAAGTTGTAGTAGATTTAATTGGGTGTATGTCATAAAATATACCACCAGAGTATGCATATAAAATACTACTTGTGCCTAGTGCAGCATATTTAATACCAGATGTATTAACAAAATGATGTATGGCTGTATTACGACCTGTCATTTCAACAGACCCTAGTTGAGCCCAACCGCCTATTTTTTCTGGATAGCCATATCTAAAACGAACATTATCACCGTTAACCCATTGGCCTTCACCACCTGTTGAGGTAACTTGTTTGTTAAACCCTGAAGCAAATTTTAATTTTTGTAACATAGTGTAATCCTATGCTTTACTACGGTTTAGTTGGCCACGTAGCGTTTGTACATTTAGCAACAGTGTCTTTACCATCAGGTAAATCTCTAAGAGCTTGTCTGTAAGTTTTCATATCAGATGATATAGCATTACCTTTTTCAAGTTCCGATGTAATTTCCCAATCAGATGCTGCTAAAAGACGATCTCTTTTAGATCTTAGATCCGCTAAAGCTCTAGCAGGAGCTGCATTAGCCCAAGCCGCTTCTTCATTGTCTCTAGCTGTCTCTTCAGCTGCTGTAAATTGTACTCTGTTACCATTTATATTATGATATCTTGGCATAGT